ACCAACAGTTGTTGCACTTAAATCATATTTAGCTTCACTTAAAGCTGTTGGAGTAGAACGAGTTAATGAGGCGTTATATGCATCTACTGCTGCAGAAAGATTAGTACCATCATACCCACCTCCAAATAAGGCATAATCACCAACATTTGTTGCACTTAAATAACTTCTAGCCACACTTAAAGCTGTTGGATTAGTTGCTTTTACAATAATATCTAACATTGATTGCCACACTAAAGTGCTTCCACTAAATATCTTTTTAACTTCCGTTGTTCCCCAAAATACTTTCTTTGCTGCAGTTGTTCCTATATTAAATGGCATAAGTCATACCTCCTCCATTAAGTCTCAAAGTATAGCCAATTCGCATACTTCGTTGCACAAGCAGCACCACTGTAAATGTTTACTTTACCTGCAGTTCCTGCACTTACTGGGCAAGTAGTAACTACGTTGATACCAATTTCTGCGTTAGTCCATGTGACTGCTGCTGAACCATCAAAATTCTTAGCTGTGCCACCTATACTTAAAGCACGTGTTGTTGTGAGTTTTGCTGCCGATCCAGTCGTATTTTGGTTAAGCGTTGGAATATCAGAGGCAACAATCGCTCTAAATGTTGGAGCGCCTGCTGCTGCGTTTGGCGCTGCTAAGAAATAATTAGCCGTTTTACTAGCATATGGATTAGTACTATCGCCATAACCTGCTGTTAAACTAATCGCCGGTAAATCTTTCCAAGTGCCATCATGTCCTAAAAACTGCCCTGAAGAACCAGCAGCCAATGCTTCTAATAAGCCGCTAGTTCCTGTTTTAATTATAAGGCCAGCTGTTGATCCTATTTTACCATCATTACTTACATTGCCGTGAGTATGAGCAGTAGGCGTAAAAGTAGATGGTTTGTTATCCAAATTATTCCAATTAGCTTTAAGATATATTGTATCACCAAAGGTACCGCTAATTCGTTGTCGTAACTCTACATTATAGGTTGCCATAAAGCATACCTCCTTATGCTACTGTAATTAATGCCATTGCTCCATCAGCATGAGATGCTGCATTAGCGGTTGCTAAATCTGCATAACGTATCATACCTGAATAATAATCGACAGTACTCTTAACAGCACTAGGTGTTGCTGCTTTAGTAGTCGATAGAGCACTTGTTAATTCAGTGCCAGTTGCTAATTGTAAAAGTCCAGTAACAGTAGTAGTACCAGTTCGAATACTTTGTTTAGTAAAAGCAGTAACATGACCTAAAGTATCTACCACCACACTATTAATAGTTTCATAAGTACCAGCTGCGATATTAACATTAGCACCACCGGTTGGATGAACATAATTATTAGCATTATTTGCAATACCATCTAATTTTAATTTATCTACTGCAGTCATATGACCAGGTGTTGTTGTAGTTGCTGCTGATAAATTTCTAGTAGTTACAGAAGTCACATGGCCAAGCGTATTTACTTGAACTCTATTAATAACATTTATGCCGTCGTCAGTTGCATTTACATCAATAGTAGCTTGTGTTGGATGACTATAATTATTAGCACTTGCTGCAATATTATCTAACTTTAATTTATCTGCTGCGGACATAAGCCCTGCTACTGAAGTGCTAGCTAAACCATGAGTATTATTAATTACGTCCCAGTTATGAACAGTCGCAAAGTTACCACGATATACTAACCAGTCATTAACATCTAATGCTACTGTACCAGCTGCTGCAACTTCACCTGCTCCATCATCACCTTTAACAACATGACTAGCCGATACCGTTAAAGTATATGCAGTAGAGGTAACAATAAATGCACCCGGGTAAGATGCTGAATCTAAACCAGCAGTAGTTGCAGCATTTATAATAATTGTTAGTAAGTCAGCGGTAGTTGCTGCAGTACCCTGAGTGGCAATATACTTTAATCCAGTTTTTAAACCATCTGGCAGAAGACTTAATGTTAATTTACCATTAGTCAATAGGCCTTCAACCATGTTGATATGTGTTTTAGGATAAAGTAAACTGTCTGCATTACTAAAACTTCCAGCAACTCTTTCTCGCATTTCTATATTACGTGCCATTATTCTTTACCTCCAGATAATTCATCTACAATATATTGATTCAGTTTTAGGTGAGTATCTACAACACCTTGTAATGTTTTTAATAAATCACCATGAGCCAATAATACAGTACTTAATTGTTGAATACGTAAAGCATCTAATTCGTGGTATTTCTTTTCCCAAAAAGCTACACTATCTGATAACAATTTGTGATCAGCTTCGTGCTTTTTGTTTATATCTAGAATCAGTTGATCTTTAACACCATTGTTAGACTGTTTAGCATTATTTAATTGTATTAGCAAATTAGCAATTTCTTTATCTTTTGCTTCAACAGCACTAGCTAAATGTGCTTGCTCTTGTAACAATTTAATAAGTTCATCTTTTTTCAATCCAGAGTAATCCATATTATTCTCCTTTCGTAGATTGTTTATCTTCTACTTTTACTTCTTCAGCTACTTTAATTTGTTCAGTAGCTGAAGACTCTTTCTTCGGTTCAGATAAGGTTTGAAACCCATCTACTTTAATAGCTACTTTCATAATACACCTATGTTAATGAAATTGCAATAGAGGTTACTGTAAATGTACCATTACCAGCATAACTATAAGTTGATGCAAAATTTCGTCTCATTAATTCAGTGCCAGAAGCATCCAATAATCGAACATAACTAATAGTTACTGCACCGGGGACACCAGATAAAAGTACATCTAGATCGATAGTGAATACTGTGTTACTAGTCCAAGTAATAGTAGTATAATTACCACTACCAGCATCAGTTGGTGTTTTTGTAATACTACCTACATACGCCACTGATGGTAAATCTATACTACCTGAGCCAGCACCAGTAGAATAGGTTCCACCTACTGATACTTTTGTAAATGTACTTTCTATGTTATTTAATACAGCCAATCTTCCTGCAGCAGTTAATGCCATAAGTTTAATCTCCTTTTATTTTATTATTTTGCAATTGCTTGCTTATTACTTTATTCAGTTGGTACTAATGCTTGCTGTACCAATTCTTCAATTTTAGAAACATCGTCAGTTTCTATTTCTAACCTAGTTAATGTTACATTTTTAGGTGTAACCGCATAAATCATACCATTTTCATCAACAAATACGTAATATATCATTTTACATCTCCTTAAGATACTTTATAATATTTCCAAGTAGAGCATAACTCTCCTGGATAAGCATATACATTTACTCTAGCCACAGTGCCTACGCTATAAGAATCAGCATCTGGTAATAAAGCTAATAATGTTAGCTCTGTCGCGCAACCATCATAATTAGGATTAAGTATTGGTTCTTCACCTTGGAAAGTTAATTTAGTAGATGCTGCATTATATTGGCTTACTGTAGAGCTAGCCCAATAATTAGATAAAGCAGTTCTAGTTTCAGTAATCGTAGTCGAATAAGGTACAGTGTGAGAAGATTTAGGCCAACTATAATCCCAATTAGCATCATCAGCAGTTCCAGTAGGTGCAGTAGAAGTTTGACCATAAGTTAAAGTATCAGTTTTTAGTGTAGCTCCAGCATAAGATTTCCAAATTACAGTATATGTTATAGGAGTAGCTACTTCAGTAATAGTTAAACTTTCTCTAACCGTATATGAGCTAACTGGCCAACTATAATTATAGTAATTAGTCATCTGTACTACCAGTTAAAGGTGCATTCAATATAGTATCATAAGTTTGATTACTATCTACTCTTTCTGGTACACCATTATAACGATTCCAAGTTACAGTATAATATCTAATTGCTCTAGTTTCAGTATAACTTTGATTTGAAGTTACATCACTAATCGAAGCTACTGGCCAACTATAAGTATAATAACCTGTAGTTGCTGTATTAGTAGGTGCTAATGAAGTTTGTCCAGCTAATACCCAATCATCATAATATAATCCGTTACCATCAGTTCCGCCATAATAGTACCATCTTACTCGATAAGTTTTTTGAGTAGCAATTTCCCATATCTCTAAACTGTCTCTAACAGTATAAGAACTAACTGGCCAACTATAATTATAGTAGTCATCGTCTATACTACCGGTCAAAGGTGCATTCAATATAGTATCATAAGGTATATTACTGTCTACTCTTTCCGGAACTCCGTTATATCTTAGCCATGTAATCGTATAAGTATTAATAATAAACACAGCTTTAGTCGTTACATTACCTGTAATATTTTGATTAAGAAACTGTACCANNGTGAAAATNTCCAACCAGTTACTTGTAACAGTAGGCGGTGTAGCACTTTGGACCATAAGTTAAGTTGGTTTGAACATAGACTTCTGAGTTATCATGATTTAAGAAGGTTACGCTGTAATATAGTATACTGTAAATCGCATAGATATTAACATCAGCAGTCACATAAGTATAAATACCGTCCCAGCTATGAAATTCAAAACCAGGAACTATAGGTGGAGTAGGTGGAGTAGCATGTTTATTCTCTAATACAAATTGAGGTTTTTAATGGAGTATCAGGTGGTGCAGAATCTTTACCATAGAAATTTACTTCATATAAATATTCATCACCAACACCAATAGGATCTATATAACTAAATACTAAAGAATCTTCAATATTACTACTTTTATTAATTTGAGAAAGTCCATCCGCACTTATAGTTAGTTGTATAGAATCTACAGTGGAGCTATCATGTTGTTGTTGACCAATTCCACTAACACTATCATTAATTGATAAGTTATCTATCATATCACTATTCATTGAATGTTGTGATATACCAATAATACTATCAATTATTGTAAATGACTCAGCTAAATGAGGTGCTACATGAAATTCTTGCATAATCCCAGTAGAATCGGTCACAATAATTATAGTATCAGACATTATAGCTGTTAAATCTAATTGTGCAATTACTGATACTGAATCTTCGATTACTATTTGATCATCAAGTACTGCCATATCAAATAATTCTCTTTCGCCAGTAGGTAATTGATCAACTATTACTATAGAATCAGTTATGGCAAATTTTCCATCTTTTGCTTCAACACCATAAGTATTATCGATTATAAGTAGCTTATCAGTAATTAAACTAAGTAAGTTTAATTGTTTAACACCATAAGTATCATCAATCATAACTAGTTCATCGACAATAGCAGTTTGATAATTTAATTGTTTAACACCGAAACAAACTGCACTAATTGAAATATTATCTAATAAATCACTTATATAATTTAATTGTTTAACACCAGTAGGAGTATTAGTAGTTATTCGTAAAGACTCTAATAAGTTGCTATTTAATATATACTGGGCCATACCAATAGGTTGACTATCAGCAATTTTGAGAGTATCAACAACAGCAGCATTAAGAAAAATAGTAGCTGATTTTCCAGTGGCACTATCATTTATAGCAAGCGCTATATTAACTAATACTGCAGCTTGGGCATTACCAAAACCATCTAAATCATCAGCTATACTTAAAGTATCAGTTATATTGCCACCTAAGTGCATATAATTATATAACCACTTATACCACATCTGTACTGAATCTAAAGTAGGTTCATCCAGTGATACTAAAATTCTAGGATTAAGTACGAATTGCTGATTTATTACTACTTCACCATTATTTATTACAAAGTGTTCAGCTGTAAACTTCATAACACCTGGATTACTATAAGCTAATTTTGGTAAGTAAGTTAAAACTTGTCGTTCATTTAAAGCAATTGGTTTATCAGGAGCAATAGGAATATAAGTTTTGTTCATATTCATCACCTACCCTGTAGACTCTATTACTTTATACCACAATTGTATATCTTCAGGTTCTTCGACAGAAGTAATTAAATCCGGTCGAGCTAAAGCTTCTTTTAAGGTTGTAATAAAATGCGGATTTAACTGAACTTCACCATTAACGATTGTAAACTGTGTGGGTAAGAATTTAGCTATACCGTAACTATTATAAGTAGCTTTAGGTATATATACAAATACTCGTTCTTCTGCTAGTACTGATGGTTTTTCTGGAGTTAATTGACTATACATCTGTGTAGGTTCTATTGCAGTATTTTCTAATTGTACTTTAGCAGATATAGTTGAATATAAACTCATTTATATCACCTACTTCACTACTGATTGAACAGTAAATTTTCTTGGAGGTTGAATAATTTGTATATTACTAACACTAGCCACCGGACTAGTTAAAGGATTAGTAATTCTGTGCCCAAAATAAGTCGGATAATTTTCTAGTACTAAATTAATACATTGTTCTAAATAAGTAGTTATACTATTAGCAATACCTTCAGGATCAGTATCAAAACCACTTGGTAATTTAGAAATTAATTCGGGATGAGCTGTAAAGAATGCTACTAAATTATCAATCATCGGTTCAGTATCCATTAATTCTATTTGATAATAGTAATCAATATTAGTCATGTCCAATGAAATATCTTCATCTAGTGACATAACTATGGTAAAATCATAATCATCAATTAAAACAACATCATTATCATCTATGTAAGCAAAATGTAATGTTGAATTACCTGCAGCAACTTCAGTTTCTCTTAGAAATTGATACATAATACCAGCAGTCATTATAGTTGAAATAGTGTCTTCACTTGCGGCACTTAAAGTGCCTAAATCATAAACGGTGGTTTGAGTAAATCTAGGTATTAGCAATTCATCTAAATCTAACCAAAGTTGTTTACTAACAATATTATTGCTTTCTCTACGAGTTGATCCGATAGTTATACATACCATCGGATTCACTCTCGCACTAGAAATCAAAAAAGGAACGTAGTAATCAGAACGTTGACTTATCTTAAAATCAAGTGCTGCAGTTTCTCCACGATAAATTGAAATATCGTTATTCAAATTCATTCTCATTTTTGTACCTCCTGCTTAGCTTGTTGCTTAGCATTTGTTTTGCCTTGTTGCTGATTATGAGTTTGACCATTATTCGCTTTACCTGCGCCGTCTCTTGCTCCGCCAGCTTGACCATTACTTTGACCACCTTGTTTATTAACTAAATTGCCACCTTGCAGATCTTGAATATAAGATAATGCTAATTCAATAGCTTCTGGGTTATTCATTAAAGCTTGCTCGATTTGAGAAGGTAAATGTTTAGCACTTTCTTGTAAGAACTTAATAGCAAATTTAGCAGTTGGATAACCGAATTGATCCTTCATGTGCCAATATAATAATAAAGCTCTTTGTGGATCTAGTTCAGAACCTGTACTACCATTTAAGAAGTCGCGATCAATTAACTGCCACATTGCTTCACGATCTTTAGTAATATAAGCTACACTATCTACTGACCAAGCAAAATCATCACGATAATACAAATTATTGCCAGTATCTTTAGCTAAGAACATATATTTAGACCAAACCTCTTCACGATAACTACCATCTGGCAATAAAGCTACAAAAGATCGTTGTTCATCAGAATAAGCCAGCAAGTATTTGAAAATTAATTCATATACACCAGCATAGGCTGTATTACGTTGTATTTTAGATGAGCTTTGTCTTTGAGCAGAAGCCATCAATTGCATTTCTTTTGCTTTACCAGAATTAGCTGTAGGATCTTTTTTACCCTGGTCAGTATCAGTAACACCTTGTGTAGATTTAGCATTATCATATAATACTCTTACCATTGCTAATTCTTCACTAATATCTGCCATTATTTGTTTAACTTGAATAGCTTGACCTTCTTGAGCACTCTCGATTTCAATATAAGTAATTTCTTCATCAGAGTCATCAATGTAAGTATCTTTTAATTTAGTGATATAAGCTTTAGATTTAGCCGATTTGACTTCAGCCTTATTTAATAACTTATTTACAGAATCTTGTGCTTCTAATGATAACTGAACTTCAGATATACCATAAATTTCTCTAGGCACTTTAATAGTACGTTTAGGAACAAATGGTAGCTGACGAACTAAATAATAAGGAATTCTAGTACCTTTAGCAATAGTCTTTTCTGCATTTTCTTGTTCAGCATCAGCTTCTTCTTTATTAGTGTCACCACTTCTAAATTTGTTTTCGATATAAGTTAAGTCTTCGGTTAGAATCTCTTCATCAACAGATTGATATTCAAAATGTTTACCACCGCAAATTGGACAAACTTCATCAATTCTAACGATTGAGCCACACTTAGAACATTTTCTAATTTTGCGCATGCCCCATTCAACATCATTAGCTAATACAATTAAATCATCTTCTGTGTAAACTAGATGTCCAACTACTCGATTTTGATTTAAATAATAGACTTCAACTACTTTTACTAAATCCGTATTATCTGGCGAACTAACCGTTCTATTATATAGATCACGAATAGTAGCGATTGTTAATAATTTAGTCTCGAAGATATACTCTAACTTTTTATAATCTGCAATACCTGGTTGAGGATAAACAGTATCAACTGGACAATTAAGAACTTTAGGCATTCCGCTACGTTCATTAGTATTATCGAACGGGTCCCATTCTACCTTTAACCAAGTTGTACCATCTATTAAACATGAATGCTCACTTTCGTCATGAATTTCTTCTGACAACATTTTGTCAATTTCATGATTAATTAAAGCTTCTGTAGCATTTACTACGGTAATATCACTGTAGTATCTAGGACTCATTTTCGGACCAGGTACCATTGATATTACTTTACTCTCTACTAATTCATAAGCTACTTTTCTTAGAGCTTTCATCTTAGTAGTCGTTTGTTCACCTTCTGCATTTAATCTAAAAAATATACCATGATAAGCATTACGCCATTTAGTTACATTTTTAGAATTAAGTCGACTGGCTTCATATTCAGTTCTAGCTACTTCGTACTTAAGATTCCACAAAGAAACTAATTCAGCTTCTTCTTGAGTATTCTCATAATCACGCTCAGTACCAGCATTTAAATATAAGTCAATACGACTATCGCTTACATTGCCTACTTTCATATTTTACACTCCTTTTTACATTATGCACTACCATAGTTTCCGCCCTCATCTCGAGGTTTCCATTTCATATTAGCACCATGTTGCCTAATGAATGCTTGTTTTTCAGCAGAAGTACTTTAATGAATTATAGTCAGCNTCCATTTCAGGCCACCAAACAGAATATCTCGAAAAGCGAGTAGGCAATTTAGTAGGAGCTTCTAGACCGCTTAATAAACCAACTGATTTTTTAATACCTTGAGAGAACGCATCAACTAAGTCATCGTTTCCAGCAAAAGGAAATGTACCAAGCTCTTGCTTATAGCAATGAGCATAACTCAAACCTTGCTCTTCCCATTCAAAGTCTTCTGGAGTTGATAATAAGTGAGCATCTCGTTCACATGGAATATAACAACGGCCATCTCTTTGATAAGCAGACGCTACTTGAGCTCTAGAGTATTTACTACCCTCAGGTTCAACTGGAACTACACTTGGAAAATCACGCTCNGANATATCTAATTTTTTACGCCACTTTTTAATAACAGATACAATACCAGGTCCGTTAGCTTTATCTTCGATGTAAATAACTTCAATCTCNGGAAACTTCTTTAACAAATATAAAATCTTGTCAATTGTATCNGGTAAGTCCATACGTTTTCGTACTAAATAGCGTAAATATGTATTACCTTGTTTAACACCAGTAACTTCCATACCAACGAAGTCTGCTGTCTCAATGCCTTTAAAGCTGGCATCAATTGATAGATAAATTCGGTCAAATCTATTAATCTGTTCCTCAGTTGACCACACTTTGTCCATCTCATACTCTTTCCAATCGTCTGACTTAAATAAGTTGCCTTTTTCATTACTTGGTTCACCTTGGAATAGTGAATTAAATACGTGAGCACCTTCTGAAGCTAAGTATGATTGCTCAATAACTTTAGCCCAACTGTCATCTTTGCCCATCTCAGGACATAGCCCTTCACCAATACCTCGTTGCAAAGGGTCTCTGATAACATTTGTCTCAGTTGCTAATGCTGGATAATTGTAATCGCCAACAATATAGTCTTTTCTATGTCGTCTCAGCCAGCCTAGCAAATCATTAGTCACCCATCTAGTCGCCATCACAATACATAAGCTACCAGGGTTACCTAGAAGACGAGTCTCAACTGTTGACATGAAGGCTTCAATATTACCCTCAATCATAACTTCAGACATCGCATCCTGCATATTCTTAATAGGGTCATCGATAACGACAACGTTACCAGTTTTCCCAGTAACAACCCCACGAAGACCAGCTGCTGACATGCCGCCATTTGAGTTGACATATACACGAGACGCTTTATCTAAAATCATAGTCTCCCATTCTTCAGTTGACTGTACCTTATCATGCAATTTTACTCTACCATGAGTAAGCTTAGGTGCCATCTCTTGAAATTTATCACGATTACGTCGACCAAACCGAGCCGCGAAATCAGAAGCATACCCTAATGTTAATACACCAAGTCGAGGATATTTAGTCAAAATCCACGATTGAAATGACTCTGTAATTGTTAAACTCTTACCAACCTGTGGTGGTGCTGACAATAAGATCAACCCGTAGGGCATCCGATTATAGTCAGGCTTGCTTGGATCATATGGTCGACCACGATCGACTATTTTCTCTAAACCTGGTTTAGGATTAGGTCCTCGCTCAAATTCTCGCTGCAAATTAGCAGCCATACTATAATGAAACGGTGTAATTATATAACCATAATTCACCGTTTGTAAGTAAGCAGGATATGACCGTAAACATTTTCGTATGATAATTTCGCCTTCGAGACCTTCCCAAGAGATCTTATGCTCGCGGACTGCTCGTACTTCTTCATTTGTTAATAGGTCATAACCATATTCTTGTTGTAGATCAGCTAAACTACGCATCTTCGTTTTCCTCAGGTGCTTGAATTTGTTTAGCACGATGTGAAGCTAACAATGTTAACTCTTCGTCACTTAACTCTTCATATTGACCAGTGCCAATATTAATCTCTTCTTTAACTTTACCAGCAGTTCTGTCAAGTATTACATTTAAAGTGCTTGTATCAAATGCCGCTCTAATTACAGAGGCTTCAATTAAAATCTCAGCTTTCATAGGCAATCGATCTAAGCCTTCTTTTTCTAGACGTTTTTGAACAGATATATAAGCCGCTCTATATATTTCGCTTTGTGGCGTAGTATTTCCTTGATGATCGACGAAGTCAGGTAAACTAACAGCATCGGACTGTAAAGATTTGTCTATAAATTGCTTCCATGCTTTTTTAGCATAACGTTCATCGGTAAAGAGACTTTTATACTCTCTTTCTTCACGTTCTCGCTTAGTCATATAATCACCTTCCTTTTGCGAATTTTTCTTATCTATTATATTATATCTATTTAGGTTGCTAAGTCTGTCACTTTTTTAGGCATACTAGTCATTTTATTTTTTCATAAATATGCTACGCGCGCGTATATATAATAAGGAATGCGCGCGAAGGTAATATGATTCAAGTAGGTAGCTTATAAGGGCTAGCTAGTATCAGACACTACGGTGTTTTAACATCTACTAGCACACCAGGTATTCAGGTAAGTACGGCTAAGTTCAAAATACACTGGCTGAGTTCATAAAACATTAATAGACCGGTAATAGTGGAGGACGCAGTTCATAAATTTCAATATATTTCAAATCACTTATAATGTAAGTTAATAGAAATAAAAAATTATACTAAATCTTCATTATATAATGAAGTAGAAAGGTTCAAAAGATTATGATGAAATTAACTAGAGTTGGAAAAGATGTATTTTATGAAGGAACTAAATTAACTAGAGTCGATCAAGCAACGAAAGGACCAGGTAACGAAGTTATAAAAATCGACGGATTGGAAGGTTCAAATGGAGCGAAGTGGATTAGTCTATCTAAGTTAAAAGAAGGATTAAATGAAATTGACGTGAAAGGTAAAATTGTGACAAACTCAGGTTCATACACACTAACTCAAAGTGAAAAGGATGAAATGGCTAAACTTCAAAAGAGAATCGACGAAATTAAGGAAATAGGTAGAAAGAGATACCAACTCACAAAACCGATAGATTTGACGAAGATGTCAATTGAAGAACTCGAAGCATATTTGGTAGAAAAAAGAAAGATTCATCAAGAACAAATGAAGTGATTGGGTTCAATACCCAATTTCTTCATTAATCTTGAATTGTATTAAACTACATAAACTACAGAAAGTAAATTAAACTACATAAACTACAGAAAGCAGGTAAATAGGTATGATCGAACTTAGTAAAGTTACACATATGAGTGGAGAGGATGGTAATAGTATTATTGTGTCCCAACAAATTGAGTTAACAGAAGAAGATGCNCANGACTTATATACAAATTGATGAACTATTACGTAAACACCATAATAACAAAGAGGTATTAGACTGTGTGAGTGACTACGGTTTCACCTATGTAGATGACACACTAGTCACTATTTATTGGGATCGACTTAATGACTTGTTAACTGCGCTGGTATACATTATTGAGTTAGTTCCCTTCATACAAAGTATATAAAAGTCATAGAAAAGAGTGTAAAATTAGTACTAGTGAATAAA